TTAAGGCGAGAGAACCCCTACCAGCTACTCAGATATCGAAATGCAACAAAGCTCGATACATGACTAGCTTTGTGATGCCGGCCTGGTAGTCGATCGCTGCTTCATCCTGGTAGGGGTGGTCGTTCTCCCACGCATAGCGCACGTAGTCACTGGAGTCAAGGCAGGTAACGTCATCTTGGAGCCCGGGGATCTTCGCGTATACACCCATGCGTATGCGCAAAAAATCTTCCAAATTGCGGCTGAGGCCTTCTGCCTCTAGTCCTTACAACATGGCGCGGGAGTGCAAATACGGATTGCGAAAGATAGCGGAGGTAGCCTTGGTGTACCAGTGCCTAGTGGTCAATGTCTTGACGGGGTCCCTGTAGAGGCGCAAGTCAGCGGGGAGACCGGTAGTGCAAACGAAGAACTTACTGCAGAACTCGACTTGCCACCATTCGCGGACCTCAACCTCTTTTATGACTTACCCGAGGCCTAATGAGGGCAACAATACACCGCCTGGCGAAGTGGATTTCTCGTATGAGAAAAGCCTCACTTATTTGCCGAGGTTGACGCATATGCGCTCTTAAGCGAAAATGACGACATCATCACCGGAAGCAATGACGAACGCCTTTTCTCGGGGTGCCTTTTCCCACGGCGAATCTAGGCCAACCTATTCTAGGTGCCACCACATGTAAAACAACGCACGGAATGTGTTACCCAGCGTAGTTTTTGTGGGGTGACCAGAAAAAGTGGTCCCTTAGATGCGCCAATAAATCCAATTGAGGTGGGGATGGGGATCGGTGCCTATGCGATCGACCCGGAACTATTTGGTCACGTCCGACGGCCACACCTTGCCGTTGATCGTCGGGAGCCGGAGGAATAGGAGGCAATCATGGGTAGTCGCAGAGGAGATGATGTTATTAACAGTCGCCTCGACATCCAAATTAGAGAGATAGTCAATCTCTTACTTGCCCCTATTGAGGTGGGCCCTAATATAATCCCTTAGGGCTTCCCACAATCGCGAGTCCGTGACTTCCATGAGGCTCCGGTATTGGGTGGAATCCCAACCCGAACCGTCAATGGACAGACTCTTGAAACCTGGGCGGATTCGATTAGAAATGTACTTCTCGAGTCCGCCTTTCTTCGGGGCATATATAAACCCCGGTACTATCTGCCGCATCAGTTTCAATACGGCAGGCTAAACAGAGTTCAAAACTCCGCAAGCGGCATCTGAGGGCGTACAGATGCATCTAGGGCGGGAATCAGCTCCGCTATAAAAACCCTTACCATCAACGGACTCCGATCCGTTGGTCGTCTGCACCTCACCTGACTTCACCATCACCTTATAGCTGCCCATGAGGTTGCGCTATTTATGGTGAAGCTGGGACAGGGTGTTGTGGATGTACTTCCGTCTCTTACAGGGAGCCCACGTCAACTTCTCGTTGTAATGGGTGACGGGGTCATACACCGGAACACTGGGGACAGCTTTTGCGACACGACGCGCGAACCATTTGAAGAAGCGATTCGACATCTAATCAAAAGAAGAGACGCAAAACGGGTCTGGGCTGGTGCGGGGAGCAATCTGGCGG